GGGAAAATGGCCGAACCTACGTTGACCGACATCGCCGGAATGCTGGCCGAACTGCTTGCGCTGATGAAAGCCGACGCGACTCAGGACGTGACCGAAGCTCCTGAAGCTCCCGCCGAAGACATGGCCAAAAAGCCCATGCCTTCCGAGATGAGCGCCAAGTCCGATGATAAGGCCGACAAGGCCGTGACCACTTTGGAAAAAGCCAAGGCCGACGCTGCTGGTGCAGTGGCGGTTCCCGCTGAATCGAGCCAACCGCTCGGCCGGGCTGAAATCCTCAATCAATTCAACGCGGAAAAGTCTCCGGCCCGTCGGTCGGAACTGCTCCGCAAACTCGGACTGTAACCCAGTCCACTAGGAGAACACTACAATGGCCAACACAATTGGAACGACGAATGCCAATGTAATCGCTCAGAGGGCTCTCGAGATCCTCGTGGCGGATTACAGCTTCCTCAAAAACAGCGTGACGGACTTCAGCTCGGAAGCCGCGAAGTACGGCGCCAGCGTCTACACCCACCGCATCTCTGCGACGACCGCCCAGGACTACTCGCAGACCAACGGCTACGTGGCGACTGCTACCACACAAACCGACGTTCAGATCACCCTGAACAAGTTCAAACACGTTTCCTACGCGATCGATGATCAGGAGCGCACCAGCTCCAACATCAACCTGATCGAACGGTTCGCCGGTGCGGCCGCTCACGCTCTCGGGTTGCAAATGGTTGGTGACCTGCTCTCGCTCGTCACTTCCACCAGCTTCACCAGCGCACTGACGCAGAGCTCGGCAACCTTCAGCTACGCCTCCGTGGTGTCGGCTGGAATCACCCTCAACAACGCAAACGTTCCCCAGCACGATCGCTACGCGGTTCTGGCGCCTTCGTTCTATGGCCGACTCTTGAATGATTCGACCATCGTGGCGAACGCTCAGATCTCCGGTGAACAGGCCCGCACGGCTGGCATCGGATCCGTTGCAGGGTTCAACATCAACATGTACAGCGCGGTGCCTTCCAATAGCATCACCCTCGGCGGATTCTTCGCCCAGCGTGAAGCGCTCTTGATCGCAGCCCGCGTTCCTGAAGTTCCCACAGGCGTCCCGATCCCCGGCGACATCTCTGTGGTGACGGAACCCCGCACTGGCCTGAGTTTACAGGTCAGGGAGAACTATGACGTAGTGAAGGGACTCCTCCAACGTACCTATGCCTTGATCTACGGCGTGAAAGCCGGCGAGACCAACAGCCTCGTGCGTATCAACGGCAGCTAATTCACTCGGGGAGGGCGGTGGGCTGAAAGGCCCGCCGCCCTTTCCACTTTAAGAAATCCTCAAATGTCTGAATTCACTGAATGCCTGAAGGAAAGTCTGGCCGCCCTTTACACTCAAACAGGCACGGCGGCCACCATCGGATCCACTAGCGTCACCGGGATACTTTCCACAATTTCACGGAAAGAAAACGTCGAGCTGGGCGGTTTTGATCTGGATCTGAATTCCACCTTCACCATCGACGTGGCGAACATGGCCACAGCTCCGACGATCGGATCCATCATCACGGTCAATTCAATCGGATACCGGGTGGCGTCTTTGGATACATCGATTGGCAGTTACGTGTTGGGACTGCGAGAGGTTTAATCGTGGCCAACCGAAATCCTAAAATTTCAATTTACATGATCGCCGGGCACGAGGCGCAATTCATGGAACGCTGTCTCTCTGCATTTTCAGGATATTGCGACGAGTTAGTCGTCTGCATGGCGCAGGGATCCCGGCCGGACGACGGCACCCGGGCGATTGCAGAAAAGGCCGGAGCCATCATCACCGAATATCACAACGCACCCGCAGGCGCTGATTGGCCCCACATCGACAACTTTGCGGCCGCCCGCAACAAGGCGCTCGACACCTGCTCCGGGGATTATGCCGTTTGGATCGACTGCGATGACCTGCCCCATAAAGACCTAAAAAACGCGCTTAAAAGGGCCGTGGCGGCGTTTGAATCCGATCCGAAGGTCGGGATCTATGCCGGCGTGTACGCAGTTTTAAACGCCAAACTTACACCAGTACGGGAACGGATGGTGAAGAGAACTGACAACGGATGGACGGGCCGGTGGAACTATGCAGTACACGAGGCACTGTTACCACTTCCGGGATATACATCAGTCGGCGAACAGGCCGTCTGGGTTGAGCATCATCCCGGCGGCTACAAGCAGGGAAGCGCAGATCGCAATCTCCGCATTCTAAAAGCGCAACTAAGCGAGGCTGGGAAGTACGCCTACTACTACCAGCAGGAACTTTTCCTATCCAACAATCGAGCGGAGTCGATTGCGTGGTCAAACGCTGCCGCTCACTGGCCGGATCAGGAACCTACGCTGGCCTATGAGGCGATGAACAATCTGGCAAGCGCCACGCCGGATCGAGAGAAGCGGATCGAGCTTTATCACAAAGCGCATCACATGAATCCGAGTCGCCGAGAATCCCTTTACTATTTGGCCCGGGAAGAAGCGTCCGTCGGCCGTTGGTCGTCGGCGTACCATTATCTGAAGTCGGCCATGGTGCAGTCGGATCCGGGAGTCACGGTCTGGAACGCCCAGCGCACGGTCTATGACTTTGAATGCATCGATCTATACATCGCCGCATGCCGGGCCGTAGGCGACAATGACGAAGCGGATCGAGTGACGGCAAGCTGGCGGAAGATTCGGCCGGTGAAAATTTCAGTCTGTCACGCCACCCGCGGGAGACCGCAGGAGGCGATTAACGCCCGGATTCTATGGATGAAAAAGGCAGCGGATCCGGCTGCTGTTGAGTGGATCTTTTCGTGCGATAACGACGACGAGAAGGCGAAGACGCTCAAACCGTGGGGGCCGGTCATGGGCAAGGGAAGCTGTGTCGCAGCATGGAACCGGGCGGCGGCCGTGGCGCAGGGCGAGATCATCGTGCAGGGATCCGACGATTGGGATCCTCCGCTGCACTGGGATCAGATCCTGATCGATAGGCTGGGCGATACCAGTAAGCCGAAAGTTTTGGCGATTAGCGACGGCCACCGCCAGGACGAGCTGCTGTGCATGGCGATCATGACCAGGGCAAGACTAGAAGATCAGGGCGCCATGTTTGCGGCGGAATACGATAAATGCTCAGGGATATTCAGCGACAACGAATTCAGCCACCGGGCCAAGTACGACGGCGTGATCGTGGAAGCGAAAGACGTGGTCTTCAAACATAACAACCCATTCTTCACCGGAGCTCCGCAGGACGAAGAATTCAAAAAGCACAACGCCAAAGAAAACTACACGCTTGGAGAAAAGATTTTTAAGGAGCGGAACCCGTGATCGACGGATACAGGCGGATTCACGCCGGTCACTGGTGGCAGGAGGAGCGGACAGGGCAAGGGCCAGCGTACGACATCGCCTATGTTCAGGAACGATACGACACCTACACGACGACGCAGGCCATGAGCGCTTTACGGTATGACGTGATTCGCTCTTACTTTGGAAATTTTTCGAGCGTCCTAGATGTTGGCTATGGGAACGGGGATTTCCTGCGTCACTGTCACGCCCGGGATCATCGTGCGTTTGGGTACGACATCAGCGGTTATCCGCTACCGGCAGGCGTGGAGAGAAGCGAGACCATGTCGAAGTCCGTCGGCATCGTAACATTCTTCGACAGCTTGGAACACTTTGAGGATGCGGATCTAAGCGGAACACTCCGCGGCCTGCGAGCGGAGGCGGTCGTGATTTCATGCCCACTGCTTCACGAGACGGCCGGATCGGATTCATTCCGCAACTGGAAACACCGCAGGCCGAACGAACACTTCCACCATTTCAACGAACGCGGACTGCGGACTCTGCTTTCATATTCTGATTACACAGTCACTTGGACAGGTTGCCCGGAAGATCAGATCCGCGGGACGCTACCGGACGGAAAGTCCAATATCATCACCGTCATCGCCGAGCGGAATTGAAAACCATCGTCTATCACCAGCGACTAGGCGACGTGTTGCAGTGTCTCCCGGCCGCCCGTTACTTGGCGCAGCATGACCAAGTTCAGATTGAATGCCGCCCGCAGGATGCCGGAGTGATGGATCTGGTCTCTTACGCCACATGGGTGGCGCCAAAGGAAGGCACAGGCGAACGAATTGAGCTCGAAATCTGGCCTAATCGATACAACGCCTTTCGGCAGTCCGGCCTTTCGTGGATGGATTTTGTCTATCAGCATCCGGCGATTGCCAAAGCTGACCGAAAAATCGTGCTCGATCGCGTCCCGGACGGCCCGCCTGATGGTCTGCCTGAAAGATACAATCTGCTGTCGCCTCTAGGAATTAGTCAGGGATGGAATTACCCGACGCTAGATATTCTTCACAAAGCGGACGAAGTGATCGGCGACTACGTGATAATGTGCGAGAAAAAATACTATTTCCATAGAATGCACTGGTCGGCCGCATCCATCGTCGAGATGGCGCAGGCCATCAAACACGCCGAACTGTTTATGAGCATCAACTCGGCTCCGATCGTGTTGGCGTCGGCGTTGCGTCAAAATCGTCCAACGTACTTCCTGCCACAGAAGGAGCAGTGGGCGCAGGACAACGTCGCACCATGGCCAGGTCGTGTTGACGTGGAGCTGTAAAATATGCCCGCCGTCACCATGCTCGATCGCCTTATCGAAGGCGCTTTTCAGGAACTACTTTCCGCCACCGTCACCGGACAGGACTACCACCTGTCTCACGATTTGAGCGAAAACAAGCCGCCATCGATTGTCATCAAAGCCACCATGGGAACCGAAGAACCCGTGCAGGGGTCCGGCGTGTTCAGCGTCCCGGTCGAAATCATTCTCGAACAGAGCTATGACGACACGACCGTACAGGCGCACAGTCAAAAATGCTCAAAGATTCTTCAAGCGTTTTATGATACGACGACCCTGACGGCCAGGCTGAATGCGACGACAGCGATCGGATCAGCCCGCTGCTACAACGCAAAACTGGAAAGCAGCGAAGCGGAGGCCGACAACGAGGAACGCAGCATGAAGCGAAATTTCAAATTGGCAGTGATCGCTTACCCAAACTCAATCGCGAGTTGACACAAAAAATAGGGCAATATGGCGACCACAATCGGAACTTCAGGCCTTTCTTTCGGAATGAGCGCAGAGAGCGGAATCCTCGTTTCCAACTTCTCTGAAACAAGGAACATCGAGAAAGCGGAAGTCCGCAACGCTTCCGGCGACGTGGTCGCTCTCGCACTTTATAATCAGACCGACGCTCTCAGCTTTTCCGGCACCATCACCGGAACCTACGCCACAACGGCCGGAGCCGTTCTGACCACCCTCGCCAACGCTACCAGCACCGGCGGGAAGATCGTGGTCGAGTCTGTGGCCTTCTCGAAAAGCCCTGACGCATTCGTCACCGTCGACGTCAGCGCCACTCGCTACCCGAACATGAGCTAAGCCCGCAAGGGCGGTTCACCTGAGATCCTAAAATGATTGAGAGCTTCTGGGGTACAACGAATATCAAGGTAGCGGCAGCGGCCGCAGCTTACGGCGCCAAGCTCCGGCCTATGGATCCGGTCACAAGAATTCAAAAAGAGGACGGCCGTGAGCAGGTCACGTTCTGGTTCATGGATGGCGGCGAAGGACAGGACGCCAAAGCTGAAATGGAACGCACCTGGGCGGATATGAAAAGCTCTGAGGATGCGTCAATCCGGTTTGTCAGGGCAGCTCTTGAGAACCGCGAAACGCTCCTAGGACTCGTTAAGAGAGCGGAAAAGATTCTATCCATACAAAGAGGCGGGCAGACACTTCTCGTCGCAGAGAAGGCCCGTCCTGAGCTAAAGAAAGCCCTTTTAAGCAGGCTATGAGTGACCAAGACCTAGAGGCTGAACTGAATTCATCGTTCGTCAGCCCGGATCGATATTTCAAAGATCAGCGGTTGGCACCCTACACCGAAGGCTCCCGCCTGCTCCTGCTGCAAGTCCGGGACGATGCCGACAGTTCGATCTATTTCATTTGGTCTTTTCTCTACGTTCACATTCTGCTGGCAAAGGATCGGAAAGCCGCGATCCGGCTGGCATGGAACAAAGACGAATTCCGCGAAAAGCTCATGGAATGGTCGGAAGATATGACGCCAGAGGATAGGGACACGGCCGGTCTGCTGGTGGCGGCGATCCTTGGCGAAGCCAACAAGTCGCGGGTGGCGGTCATCCCGGATAAGAAGCCAATCGGCGACCCGGGAAACGCCTGACGCCGGCCGGATGCGCCGCGAGCGTGTTCGTGCTGGCGAAGGAAACAGGGTGGGACTTACAGAAGATTCTGTGGGAAATCCCGATCTGCCTAGTGAATCAGGCCGAGCACGTTTTCATGTTTATCAACGGCGTGAAATTGCGCCGGGTGGAAGCGATTACCGGCGACGATCTCCGTGACATAAAGAACCTATTAGGAATATGAAACTGACTGTTGAGGCAAAAAGACTGACCAAGGCGTTGGCCCTATGGGGCAAACTCAATAGGGAAGAACAAACCCGTGAACTTCGCAAATCTGGTCGCGCTTTGGCCGTTCGACTTGCGAACGTGACTCAACCTTACGGCATGGGCACAACCGCAAAAAAGAAGGGCGAGAACGCAATCCTGCGGGATATTGCGGCAATCACAAAGCCGCTCAACAAGGAATGGTACGCAGAGGCGCAAAGGATGAGGCAATTTGCTCCCGGCGCTTTCAGGCGAAGATTCACTACAAAAGACGGCAGGGTATGGCTCGAAGAACAAGATTACGAACTGAATGCATCTAACATCAAAGAATTCCATCAGAAAATGAGAAATAGAAGCACTGGCAGAACCAAGACAGCCGGAATGAAAACAAGGGACATAGGAAGGCACGGAGCTGCCGATCGTGGCTATGTATTAGATAAAGTTCAGGCAAAATATATCAAAGAAACTCAGAAGAAAGTTGGTATTGCAAAGGCAGGATGGGCTGAATGCGCAGCAAAACTTGGAGGATTCAGCGCAAAGGGCGTGAGCGGAGTAAAATCAATTTCAAGATGGATCCAGAAGCTGATTTCTAAGTACGGGAATGGATCTGTGACAGTGACTGACAAATACGTGGAACTTAAAAACAGCATTCCGTGGATTGGTAGGGCGCTTAGTCGTTCCAATCTTCAGCGCACCCTTGACATTCAGCGAAACACACTAGCCAAAAGCGTGATCGCCATCGTGAAACATAAATCAAAAGAAGCAGGATTCGCCTAAAATGGACGCCGTCGCAACAGCCAAACTTGCGCTTGAAAAAAGCTCTTTTGAGAACGGGTTAAAAGAGGCGGAGAATGCCGTCAACAAGTTCGCCAAGCAAACGGCCGGGATCCTGACCGGCGCCTTTGCGTTTGATAAGATCCTGAGCGGCCTTTCCTCGGCGATCGACAAGGGTGACCAGCTTCAAGATCTGGCCAACCGTTTCGGGATTTCAGCGTCAGCCCTTCAGGAAGTTGGAAACGCCGCATCTCTGTCCGGAGCTGGAGTCGAAGACGTAGCAAGCGCCATGAACAAGCTGGCCGTGAATGCCGGCAAAGCGATCGGCGGCGATGACGCCATGATCGCATCGTTTGAAAAGCTAGGATTGAGCGTGTCGGATCTGCAGGGAATGTCGCCGCAGGATATATTTTTCAAGCTCAGCGAAGCAGTCGCAGGAGCCAACGATCCCCTGGAAGCATTTGCACAGGCGCAGGAAGTGGCCGGGAAAAGCGTCGGCGCTCTTATGGAGACGCTGAGGATGGGCCCGGATGCGATTCAACAAATGGGGCAGGCGATGGGAACATGGTCGGACGATACCATCGCCCAACTGGCGGCCGCTTCTGATGAAATCAAATCTTTCCAGAATTCAATGACGATCGCCTTTGGTTCTATTGCTCAGCTAGTAAATCCATTTATCAAAACGATTAAATTTATGTCGGAACAATTAACCATGACTTTAGCAGCCATGGGTGAGGCATTCACTGGAAACTTTGCAGCCGCTAGAGAAATCATGAAGGAAGCGAATAAAGGCGTTAGAGAGTTTAAGAAGGGCGAACAGCCAAAGGCCGCAGCCAAGCCCATGGATCTGGAAGGCGGAGCAGCAGGCGGGAAAGGCGCAAAAGCAAAAGCTGCCAAAGAAACCGAAAAAGCCGAAAAAGACGCCATCAAAGAACGCACCGACGAGGCCATGCGGGCGCTCAAAGAAGAAGAAGACGAGAAAAAGATGGCCGCAGACAGCGAAGAACGTCGGCGCAAGTACATCTTTGAAAGCGAGCGGGAAGCAATAAACGAGAAAATTAAACAAAACGAAGAAGCCGCAAAATATCAGCAGAAATACAACGAGTGGCTGGCGGGCGCACCGGACAGAGCTCGGCAAGGCCAACAAGCCGAAGGCCAAGCAGCTGGACAACGTCTGGACATAGCGGCAGGACTCGGCGGAAGCGCTGCAAAAGAAGTCGAAAGAGCTCGTGCGCAAGCTGCAAAAGAACAACAAAAGAAAACACAGGAAGATTTTAACAAAGAAGTTCTGGCCAACACGTCCGCCACAAAAAAGGGGGCTTATGATGTTAGGCCACAAGAGCGCACAATGGCTGAACGTCGTTCAGAATACATTCAAACACAGGCAAAAAAAGAAGCCGAAGGAAAGACAACCTTGTCGGACATCAACAAAACCCTGCAAGACGCACTGGCGAAGCTGACGGCAGCTCCCTTGGTAAGCTAACATGGCCGCGACTTTTATCGGATTACTATCGTCAGGATCAAAAATTCTGCGCCGTTCGGAATATAGCCGAGAGATCGTAGGACTCGAAACGCTGACGGAAACCTACACGATCAGGACGGCGGATCGGCAGACCATCCTGCCGCTGAAAGACGTCACGCACTCCGCATTCTCCACGGCATCGACCAAGTTCAGCCGGATGGCGGTGGAGACGGCGTCCGTCCGGGAGCAGGATGGAGACATCAGCGAAATGACCGTCACGTTTGTCGGGCTGACCAGCGAAACAAGTCTTCCGCCTGCTCAGATCAAATATATACCAACGACCGGGGCGGACATATGGGGGCCGCCGATCGTGATCGAGGTCAGCTTTGTCACTGACCTGACAGAAAGTCAGTTCGCCAGCGGTCAACTTTCCAACAGCTTTCCCGTCCTCGAGCGATTTAGTCCGACGTCCAAAATTCCCATGCCTGCATTTATCAACGGGACGGCGACACCGCAGAATCCACGCACTCCTGGGATTACCACTAACAATCTCGCTGGAAATATAGTTTACTTTGGATACTGCTTGGACAGCTTGGATTCTACCCGCCGCGGCCAGTTCCTAGTCGCCAGGGCAACATTCAAAGAGAAGCAACAAGGTCAGGGCGCGTACGCGTAAGCCATGGCAACCGAAGCCCGCCTAAATGAGCTCGACGGCCCGTCGCGACTTGGAAAAGGTTTTTTCAATAAGCTGATCCGGCGGATTGAATGCACCAAACCGATCGCAGGCGCCAACGTCACCCTGATCGACGTCCCGGACGGCATTCAGATCAGCGTCACCGGAGTCGTCACAGGCACGTCAGCGCTCAAACAGATCACGCTGAACGTGTGTTCCAACGGATCTCCAGCCACGATTACGGTCTACGGGCCTTGACATAGGCGACGGATAAAATGGGCCAGCAGATCGATCTTTATCTGGATACAGGCGCCAACGCCTTGGTGGCGGCCGGATCAGTCAAGAACGGGGTATTCCCAACGCTGACCCGCAACGATACCTACACGCTCCGCGTTCGCCTTCAGGCCCGGGACAGCTCCGGCCTACTGCGCGACATCGACACAACCGGCGCCAGCCTCAAGCTCGGGATCGGTTATCTCGACAGCAAGCCAACCGACGGCCAGTTCAAACTTACCACCAGCACGGGCACGTCCACGGCGATCTCATTCAATGCGACGACGGCACAGGTGGCGTCAGCCATCGCATCCATCGCAGGGAATTGCACGGTCACGACCTACGGATCGATCACGTCCGGGGCCTGGATCATCACCGCCGCTACGGCCAACACGGCTCTGTCATTCGGTGGATCCTCTTTCACGCTGTTTCCGACCAGCTCCGTGTTGGTCAATACTCGTCGCTACCCGGCCGCGTCGGTCAATGCCCAGCAGATCATTCAACTGGTGCGCAATCCCGTCGTTTATAGCGATACATTCACGGCCGCTTCCACCGCCGGAGTGGTAAGTCTGACGCAAGTACAGACAGGATCCTCTGGGGCAACCGGCACAAATCAAACATGGCGTCTAAGCATCGGATCGGATGCGGAAGGTGGCAACGTTGTCCTAGCATACGGGACAAACAGCACGACCGGGATCGCCATCGGAGCCACTGCGGCCAGCTTCTCGGAAGCGCTGTCGGCCGTAACAGGCATCGGTTCCGGGAACGTTTCCGTGCAGGCAGGGAATAATCAAGGCGACTACACGATCAGTTTTGTCCGCAATCTTGGCCAACAGAACGTCACGACCGTCCTTTCGTTGGATGCGTCCGGCGTCCTGTTCGGCAAGTTTTTCCAGAGCACCGTCACCCTAAACACTAGCGAGCTGGACGAGACATTTAGCGAACAGGGCACCAGCACAATCACGCCGAAACTTGAGATCGAGCTGACGCAGTCCGGCACGCCTAAAACGATCTATCAGGGAGACGTGACGGTTCGCAAAGATTTGGTCACCGTAGGATCCGCTGTCCCGGCCGCGGCCGCCAGCTACTATACCAAGGCGGAATGCGACGCACTGTTCGTCGAAGATAGCAACACGAACGTGGACGCGACCAACCGCAAGCTGTACAACTCAGGCGGATCCGTGTTCCTCGATTGGCAGAACAACACGATCGGAACCGGGGCGACCGTGTTGGATCTGTCTGGCACCGCCGTCACAATTACAGACGGATACAACGTCGGACTGGGGACGACCACCGGAACAAAGTTCGGCGTCAGCACGTCGTCGAAACTGGCGTTCTACGGATCCACCCCGGTCACGCAGCCAAACGGCCCGAACGTCGTGACGAGCTTGGTCAACTTGGGGCTGCTGCGAAGCGGATCCACGACCTACGGCGTGTTCCCGTTGTCGCCTAAAACGCTCACGACAACCGCCTCGCTTGCGTTTGGATCAATTAGTGGAAATTCATCCACATCAATCACGGTCTCCGTTACTGGGGCGGCAATTAACGACATCGTTCTGCTTGGAGTACCCAGCGCAGTCTGCGAGGGATTGACGTTCTTTGGCCACGTTGTCGGGACTGATCAGGTGCATGTTGACGGAGTGAACGGAACAAACAACGGAGCCGTTCAATCCACGCAGACTTTCCGCATTACAGTCATCGGGTACTAGCCCGGGAGGCGAAGGAAGCGAGATCCTGTGGGAAAGGTTTTGTCGGCGCAGGGGGGCGGGTATTATCCATCATGCATTCAGACAGGATCACAAACTGGAAGCCCATATTATCTTGATCTAACGATAGAGCAAGGAATGGCGCTTTACTGGCGGACACGCAAGTGGCGGGTGGATGCGTCCGGTGGGTTTATTTCAGACAATTTTGCCGTTCCGATTGTCTATTCTGGAGGAGGTAATCTTACTCAATATACTCCTGTTACATCAGAAGAGAGCCTAGTCTGCAAAGGCGGTTACGAATATGGATTTTTTGGTGATATCAACGTCGATTCTGGAACGCAACCGGTGGAGGTATTTTACGATTACACAAGCGGATACAAAACAGATTCAAATTTCTTTCCAACTTTTGCGCTCAACACCATCTACATCTCAAGCTCACCAGCAGGCAGTCCGCCAGGACAAAAGATCGGCGACGTCCGGCTGCTTTTTAACGGATACACCATCACAAAAGATCTTTATGTAAACGACACGGGAGCCAGCGGGAACGTGCTCCTAGACTTCACTTGTACTGAATACTGGTCTTATGGCGGCACCTACGACACCGCCACCGGCAATCCGCTTTGACACGCCTTTGACCCATATATGGCATACGATCTGCAAATCAATCAGGACACGTCGCTGAGCGTCGGGGAATATGGCGGCAAGGTGGCGACAGGCACGACCGCAGTCACTGGCAACTTTCAGGCCATTCAGTTCATCGCCGACGGTCAATTCACGTCCGTCAGCCAGACCGCTCTCACAGGCGACGCTCTGACCGGCGTGACTTTCCCGGCCGGGTTCGTCGTGTTTGCGGCAGTCACCGCCTTCCAACTGGCCACCGGCAAAGCCATCGCCTACACCCGAGGGAACTAAGCCGTGTATCTCAGCCTCGGTCTGAGACTCGGTGGGCTTACTGCTTATAATACATACGATCCAGACGCTCTTGCCTATCTCACCGCAGTAGAGGCCGCAGATGGGCAAGCCCTAGAAAATTCTGTAAAGATTGCCATCAATACTTTTGTTAAGGGATGCAAGGCTGATGGAATTTGGACTGCAATTAAAGCCTCTTGTATTATAGCTGGGGCTAGGACATTAAGCGGTGCTTTAGTTCCACTTGTTGGAACAGCACCAACAAATACTGGTTTTGCAAGTGATGATTACAACAGAAAATTAGGATTACTTGGGGATGGAGCATCAGCAAAATATATTAACACAAATCGAAGCAATTCTGACGACCCTCAAAATAGCAAGCATATGGCAATTTATCTATCAACATCACAAGCTAGAGATGGAACAAGGTATATTATGGGAACTCAAGCAGGAACAGGGGGCAGTTTTTTGCAAATTACAGCAACAACATTAAGTTACAGAATACATTATTCATCAGCACCAAGTATATCAAATACAGACCCAATTATAGGGCTTACTGGTGCAAGCAGAAGTGCATCAAATGTCATAAATTGGAGATACAACGGAACATCATACAATGATGTAAATATATCTTCAACTCCAACAAATGTTACGGTATATGCTTTATCTAGGGGAAGCAGTACTTCAATTACTTCAAGGGCATCATTTTATTCTGTTGGAGAAAATATTGACCTATCTCTTTTAGACACTCGCATAACCACCCTAATGAATACTTTAAATGCAATATTGTGATTCTTATATTGTTAATGAGTTTTTTTCTTTCAGGCTGTTCGCCTGCGCCGGTAGCGGTTGAAGTTCCCACCCGCTACACCAACACGCCGACCATGGGCGACGCAGCCAGGGCGGGCGGTGAAAAGCCGTTTTGACCTATGGAACGGGAAGTCGATTGGTCGAAGGTTCCTGATCAGGACAAGCTCAATGCGTTGTCATATTTAATTTCTGAAGGATTCGTCGATGCAGTGAATCGCGACGGCGAACTGTATCTCTGTATCACAACCGCCGGGGCGAACATGAAATGAGCACCGACCAGATCGCCGAACTTTCAGAACGCCTTTCAGTAGTACGTGAGGCGGTGGCCCGCGTGGAAACCCGCCAGACGGTCGTGCTCGACCTGCTTGAACGCTCACAGGCCAGCTTGGGGGAATATCACGGACGCCTGACCGCTATGGAACGCGAAGCGCATACGATCAAAACGAAGCTGTGGCTTGTGGCGCTGATCTCCGGGGCCGTAGTCAGCACGGCGTGGGAACTGATTAAACGCCGATTCGGCCTCTGACCGGCTTTGACACCCTGCAAAGGGCATGAACGAAACTCTGTCCTACGTTATCACGCACGGTTCTCAAATCTTGGGCGCACTGACCGCACTGCTGGGCGCTGCCATCGCAGTCGCCACTTTGTTCCCCGGGGATGAGCCGGAAGCGACCTTGCAGAAGATCGTCGATTTCATCTCGAAAATCTCCCGCAAATAATCCGCCATGATCACCGCGATCATTTCGGCGGTGGGCGGCCTGATCGGAATCATTCTGTACGTACTCAACCGCAAAACTCCGACCCAGCGGAACTTTGAGGCGATCGAACTGGAACGCCG